CGCGGTTATCGTCTGGGTAATATAAGCCCGATTCTCGTAGTCTTCACACCATCTACGAGCTGCCACGATCAATGCAGTAACAAGATCGTCCTCCGCTTCGCAATCGGCACGTAGATTCAGCTGTGCGTCTTCTAAGCTTACAGGTTCTACTGCCGGTTCGGTTGTTACTTGCCATTTGAGCATTTTTTCGCCCTCTTTTTTCTGGTTACAATAGCCTTTGCTATTTTCCTTTTAATTAACATATCCGCGATTACCGGGGACGGGTTTATAATCTCACCCTTGCCCGACATTCCATAGGATTTCAATAGTTTTATTTTCATTTGAATAGCTCCACTTTAGGTACACAATGGGCAGGCCATTGGTTGCGGTCTAACTGATTCATGTAATAATGAACTGGCTCAAAGCTTTTTCGTGCCGGGCCGGGGAACGTACACATCATTTGCATGTGGCCGAGCATTACGCCTGGAGCAAGACACACTTTCCGACCTTCATCTCGCCAGTTATGCCAGAAGTGCATGTCTTCGTCTATCCGGCCTTCGCCCCAATCGCCATCTTCATTTGGATGTGGCAAGAACCAAGGCTTCTTAAGACCCTTGAACGCTGACGCCCGGAATATCGTAAGGCCAAAGTGTCCGGTATGTATTGGAACTAGCTCACCTTCAAATTCCGTTAAGGGTACTTGCCTGCCGTTGCCGTTTTCATCTAAAATAGCAAACATGGGGATTTTGTTTTCTCTTTTAATCTGAACTGGGACAATCGCGTCAACTTCTGGATTTTCTGCCATCAACTGCATTAACTTAATTACATGCTCTTTTTTGAATGCTGTATCGTAATCAAGAGTGAATATGTACTCAGTTCCATTATTCAGATTCATGTCCATTAGCCTTGATAACTTCTGGCCCCAAAAAACACCGGATGCCGTCTGTAGCGAACCACCGCATTGAGGAAATATCGTAGAAGCCGCGAACATATTTGCAGTGAATCCAAGCCGGGGCAAAGTCATTACTGCCTGAATCTTCGTGTATAGTCCACCAGGCTTATTGGCAAACTCGCACAATCAGTAAATTTCGATTCCCATACAGTAACGTCAACCAATCCTGCGGCATTCATTAGCTTAGTAAGGGTATCTTTATTGAACATGGATTTATGGAAATCATTCTCATCATCTTGACCGCCCATCACGTAGGCATCTACTGGGTGTTCGTGTTTCCTTTGACCAACATAATCGGCGGCTATTTTATCGAAGTCCGGTACGGCTATTTGAAGAATGCCACCCGGACGGAGTTTATCTACCCAATCACGAAGCACACTTAATACTTCATTCTTGCCAAAGTGCTCAAGTAAATGAGATGCCCTGATTTCGTCAACTTCACCGCTGTTGTACTCTAACGGATAAGCTGGCTTGCCGTCGAGTAGGTCAAGATTCTCATAACCTTTTAAATGTAGTTCTTTCGGGCCACTGCCCAAGTTTAGTCTTAGCATAATATTCTTTTCCTTTATCTTTAAATGTAGTCCTTAAAAGGAGGCCAGCCCGATTGCCGACCTCCCCGATAAAGGACTGATTAAGTTACAACTGGTGTCCCAACAGTGATGACCTGCATACAACCACTAATGTCGGTTGCGCCCAAGTCTTCTTTGTCTTTCTGAGCCGCCGAATCTGCCGACTGCTCATTGCGAGTAAGACGGCCAATAATGGTAATGCCTGCTCCAGCAGTTACACCGCCCGACTGAACAGCAACCCCGACATACTTTTTACGTAGCCGCAAGTCAATCTGGATTTCCTGAATAACACCGCCAAGTGCCTGAACCGCCGCCAGAGGCAGAATGTTAGACGCCGATGTACTCGTTGCCGTCGCCCCACTTGACAGTGCGGGAATCAGCGTCATGTTCGTAGCCTGCGTAATTGTATCGCTCTCGTACACAGAAACCGTATCAATAGCTTCTGTGCCTGAGTCGTGGCTACTGGCGCAGATGTAAAGATTAAGCTGATCGCTGCCAGACGTATCAATGTCCAGCGTGTGTTCAGCAGTCGCGTTAGTAGTGGCAATGCCCGGAGTAATCGCGGTTTTGCCTTCATTTGCATGTATCATTTTTTAACCTTTCAAGTTAAAGTTTCGTTTGTTACGACGCATCGTAAGCCATTAAACCGACGATTGGGCCTGCTACGGTACTTGTGCCGACATCGTGAGCAACAAAGTCGAAACGCTCAATAGCACGTAAAGCGCTCTGGTTACGTTCAAACATTGACTGTCCACCGATAGTAGCACTATCCGAAGCCGCGATTGACATCTGCTGACGATCACCGAAAGTAGTTGCCTGCTTTAAGTCACCAAACAGCAAACTGATTTCCTGGTCAGTACCGGCAATATTCATCGTTTCATTGAGAATAACCGGGAAGCCAAGGAACTTGTTCGTCGGGACACCGTTGATAATCTCGGCTGCCGTAGACCCGCCCTGAGCCAACGCTAGACGCGTCATTACAGAGTCAAAGAATACAGGCGAGCAATGGAACTTAGCACCCGCACGCGCATACTTTGGAAGCTTCGCCATGAGATTAGTGAGGTTAGCTGAGGTGATATTCTCAAAGCCAACACCAGTACCCCATTCAAGGATACCATTACCAGCGCCTGTAACACTAGGAGCCGACCACGCCGTAGCGATTAGCTTGGTAATTACACCAGTCATCCCGCCATGAGCCTGAATACCTGTCCCCAGGAATCCAACCAAGTCTTCTTTGAGAGCCAATGCCCTTGCGATTTTAACCGTCAAATTATCCATAAGCTGAATAATCGCATCGCTGGCAAGTGCGTTTGTTACACGAGTCAGAACGCCAAGGTCTTTGACCGACAAAGTTACATCGTCCCAGCTTGCGGTCGATTCGGTAATTGCAACACTTTCGCCAACAAAGTAAGCCAGCAATCCGCCCGTAGTACGGGGAATCAAAAGCTTGTCAGAAGTCATTGGGATAAGCTCGGACTCACTCCGGATTACGCCATACTCTTTCTGTAGGTCGATAATAGCGGTATGGAGTACTGTTGGCACAAGATACCCACCAGCAGTATTAACGCCCTCTTCATGGACAGCACTAATGGCAATACCATTCTGACTACAAAATTCAGCAGAATTTTTATTACCCAACACAGCAGTAAGCCACATTCCACTTTTGAATGCGTTTGCCTCTGCATCTTGACCTTTAAAGGCAGTCAGTGTGTTATTGAATCGCATTGCTCTTGCCGGAATCACAACCGGCTTTGCCGCGGTGATCGTTTCCTGAACGATAGGAGAAGCTTGAATAACCCTAGCTTCTATTGGAGGGTTACTTGTGGCGTCAGCGAGATAACCTTCTGTCTCAATAGACGCCTTTTTACGCTCAATCTTACCCTTCATGCTTTCACACGCGGTAATAAGGGCGTCCTGTTCTGCCTTAAGCTCTTCGGTGACTTCTGCCATTTCGTCTATCTCAACGATCCGGGCATTGTCAGCTTTAAGCTTGGCAAGCATTTCTGAATACTTCATTGAGTATTCCTTTCATTTTAAATTCATTAACATTAAATAAAACTATACATCTAAGACGCTAACCGCTACCGCGTGAAAGCTATCTTCGTTGCCTTCTTAATTCCATATCTACAACCTGATCGAGTGTCCTGATTCCGTCGATCATGCCAGCATTGAGAGCATCTTTCGGGGTTAATACTTTCCCTTGCCCGTAGTCAGATTTTACAGTCGCTTTTGATACGCCCCTGTTTGTAGCCACAGCGGATAGGAACTGGTTGTACCCATCGTCTACAAGTCCCTGCATGTAAGCCATAGCATCCTCGCCCATAGGCTCTGTGGCATTGCCAAGGGCTTTATACTTACCAGCGGTGACAAAGGTGTACTTCACGCCTTCTGCCGCCAGTGCCTCGCTGTGGTCGATGTGAGTCATTATCACACCGATACTTCCAACCAACGCACCTGGAGCCGCGAAGACTTTAGTTGCCGCCGATCCGGTGTAGTATGCAGCCGAAGCCATGAGTGAGTTTGCAACCGCGACAACCCTTTTCTTTCCGGCTGCTGCGCGTATCTTTTGAGTTAATTCCTCAATCCCGAACATGCTCCCACCGGGGGAGTCAATATCTAAAATGATAGATTTTACAGACGGATCGTTTGCAAGTTGGTCAATCATCTTGCCGAATGTATCTGTGGATAACATACCGCTATGTTCGGTCATCATGCTAGCTCGTTGAGTCATTGTACCGACCATCGGCAGAACAACTACCTTGCCCTGCGGTCTTATTGACTGCCTCTGGTGCGCCGCTTCAAACTCCGGAATGTTACCACCTGCCAAGCGTGGGCCGAGCATCTGCATTATCATTTCCATCTTATCGGGCATGATAGCCCATACCTGATTGTTGAATGCGTTGATTATTTGGTCGTACATAGTAAAGCCTCTTTTATTATGTCTACTATTTCTTGTTTTCTGTTCCATGTTTTTATATGCTCGGCAGGATTTTCAC